AGTCCTGCCGATTGACGTCCGTGACGCGTTGGCGAACGATCACGGGGTTTTTCATGCCGACGGCTTCGGGGTAGTTCTTCTCTACATAGGCGCGGTAGTCCGCGTCCGTGCCGCGTTGGTACGCGCGGCGCAGGCCCATGACCCGACCGTTGCCGCTTTCCACGACCGACCCATCGGGCGCGATAATGGGCGACCCCCGGTCGCTTTCCGGGGACTGGTCCAGCCGGGAAGGGTTTGGTTTGTTGGCGATGCCTTCGATCTGTGTTTCGGACGCGGCCCGGTTGCGGTCGCGGGGTTGCAGTTCTTGCGGATAGGCCGCGTTGTCGGACGTCACAAGGGTGTCGGCTTCAACCACCTTCGTTTCGACTTCGACTTCTTCGTTGTCGGGCGTGTAGATTTTAGACCGCCGTGCGTTTGTCGGCGCAACAGGTGCCGGGGTTTCCACTTGGGCCACAGGTGGCGCAACAGGTGCGGGCGCTTGCACGTCCGGTTGTGGCACTTCGGTGGTGCTTGCCACGTCCACGTCCGGGGCGTCTTCTTCCGGGTCCAGTTCGACGGGCGCGTCCGGCGGGTCCACGGTGAAGCCTTCGGGCGGCGCAGGCGGCGCGACTTGTGCAGTCGGCGGCGCGACTTGTGCAGTGGGCGGCGCAGGGGTTTCTGTAGAAACTTCTGGCGGTTTAATTTCTGCTGGACCTGCGGGCGCGACTTGCTCGGTCTGGGCCGGGGCGTCCAAAGTGAAGCCCGCTGGTGGTGCGGGCGGGGCCGCTGCCGGGGCTGGGGCTTTCGTTGCCGCTTTGTTGGCCTGATAATCTTGGATCATGGCAGGGCCGACTTCGGCGGGTGCCGTCACGCCTTCGGCCAAGCCTTCGATCAAGGCTTCCTTGGCGGACTGTTCCTGCCCGGTCGCGGCGCGCGCGAGGATTTCCCCGCCTGCCCCGGTGGTGCCTTGCATGGTTGTTTGCGCGACAGCACCGCCGACGTTGGTCTTGGTGAGCGCCCGGACGGGGCGGATAAGGCCCTGCCCTGTCATTTCCATTGCCGCGATCACAAGGCTGCGCCCGATGCCGCGCGCGTTGGCTTCGGCCATAAGGTCCGTGTTCTGCAACAAAGCCTTGGCGTCTTCCGGCGTCTTGAGGACGACGCCCTTCTCTTGCATAAATTCGGCCACGCTGGACCCGTATTCCTGCGCAACCGTGCCAAGGCCCATGGCCGCCGCGCCCGCTGCGGGTCCACCAAGCATGGTCGCTGCGGCGGCTGCGCCCATAGTCGGGATGCTTTCGGCGGCGGTTTCGCCCAAGAAGGCTGCGCCGCCGATTGGGTTGCGCACGAAAGACATAAGACCTTCGCCAAGCGTGTCCGGTCCGGCGGCGAATTCTTGCGCGAAGCGTTCGCCCGTGGGCGACTTCGGCAGGGCTGCGGCTTGGCCCAACAGTTCGGACGCGTCTTGCAGGTAGCCGACGCCTTCGTCCAAAATGTTGTCCCGGCCTTGCCCTTCGGCTGCCTGTGCTGCTTCAAGGCGGGCCGCGTAGGCGTCCTTCATTTGAAGAAGGGCCATTGGGTCCACGCCGGGGATTTGGCTAAGACTTACGAACGCCGCGTCCGGGGACGACAGGTCGAAGTCCGGGGGCAGATCGGGCAGGTTTGTGGTGTCGAGAATGGTTTGCCGGAGCAGGGCCGCTTCGCCTTGCGCATAGGTGTCGAGGTTAGCGACACGGCCCGCGCGGCCCATCGCCTGCGCTTGGGGGATGGACGCCCGCATCCGCAAGCTGCCGCGCTCTACGGCGCGGCCCACGGCTGTCCCGTCGGGGTTGTCTAGTACGAAACCAGAGGGCAAGCCCACCATCGGGTTTGCGGCTACGGGCGCGGGCGCGGGTGCTGCGGGGGCGTCCATCACGAAACCGGGGGGCGGCGTTGGTGCAGGCATGGTCTGGGCCGAGGCGGCCCCTGCGCCAAGTTTGTTCCGCAGAAGCATCTGGTCCAGAAAATTCATGTGTCACCCAAAGAGTTTAGCCGTGGAAGTTGCCGATTGGAGTTCGTCCAGAAGGGACGCGATTTGCATAGGGTCTTGGCCCAACGCGTTCTTGGGTAGGGCTGCGGGTTGCTGCGCGAGGCGGGACGCAAAGCCTTGGGGTTGCGCTTGTCCGCCGCCGCCCATGCCTTTGAACAGGCGTTCGCCAAACCCCATAGGTGGGGGTGGTGCGCCGGGTGGGCCACCAGCCATAGTGGTCGGGTCCGCGCCTGCGTCCGGGACGACGGTTGGTTGCCCGTCGATCATTTCGATATGCCAAGGCTCGTGTCCCATGCGGTAGTTCAAGCCGTATTGGGCCGCGTTGGCGTGCGCCCATTTTTCGACGTCCGGGTTCGCGTAGCCAAGGTCGGCGGCTGCGCCGCGATTGTGGTTGGACTTGCCGGGGGGTGCTACCCATTTGCGGGCTGCCGCTTCGGAGCCGTACTTCTTGAGCGCGGCGGCGTAAAGTTCCGCCTGCCGTTCTGGGGAGCGATAGCCTGAATTGATCGTGATTCCGCCGCCGGGTGCCGCTGCCGCGAACGCCGCGAGGCGGGATGCAAACTCCTGTTGCAGCCCTTCGACGTGCGACGGGTCTTTCCCGCCAGCAAGGAACTGAAGCAATGCGCTCAAGGCAAAGGTTCCCATTGGTTGGTGGCGGGGTTGAGGCCGATGCGTTGGCCGTTGGGTCCGGTGGCGGTCTGCCAGCCTGCGCCGGGGGCGGCAGGGGGTTGGCCGGGGGCTGTGCCGCCAAGACCGGGGAGGTTGCGCGTCACATAGTCGCCTGCGTTAAACAAGCCCGACGGGTCTTGGTATTCGCTGGACAGGCTTTGCAGGACTTCGTTGATCGCGGCACTGGCGTCCCCGCCGACCGCATAGGCTTGGGCCGCTGCGTCCGTGACTTCATCCAACAGTTCGGGCGGGAAGTTCGCGTCCGGGAATTGGCGCGAAACCCGCGCCGCGACTTCCTTGCGGATGCCTACGATTACGGAAGGCGTGACCGTCTTGGGCGCGGGGGGCTTCGCGGTGGCCGTGGGTGGTGGGGTTAGGCCGTTGCCTACAAGGGCGTTGACGAAGTCCGTCGCGCCGCCCCATGCTTGAGGGTTCACCCCGGAAATGGCTGCCATTGATGCTTGCCCGTCCGCTTGGCTGTAGCCCGCGCTGCCCTTGATTGCCACGTCCAGCGCCAAGAGCGTTTGCCGGGTCCGAGGGTCCGACAGGTCCGTGCTGGGGTCCGAAAGCATTTGCGCCTTGAGGTTGGCCGCGTCCTGCGCGGTTTGAACCCCGGTGTTGGAGAGGATTTTCGCAAAGGTTTCAGCCTGCATCTGCGCCGTCCCTGCGTCCGTGCTGGCACGGCTGGATACCGCGTTCGGCGCGACTTCCAAGGTCAAGGCGTCGGTGTTGCGGGCGCTTGCGTCCGAGTTGCGACCCGAAGCGTAAGCCTGTTCTGTTTGGCCCGCTTGCAGGTTGCGGTTGGACAAGGCGTTCGGGGCGACTTCTGCGGTGTTCGCCCGCACCAACCCCGCGTTGGCGTCGTTCAAGCCCGCTGCGGCGGTGCCTTGCAGGACGGTGTTTCCGTTGAGGCGGTCAATCCATCCGTTGTTGATGTTGACGCCTTGGGTCTGGGCTTGGGTCAAGCCCGTGTTGGCGTCGATGCCAAGGGCCTGTCGGCGCTTGAGGTCCGCGTCAATCGCGCCGGACGCGCTGCCGCCCATACCTGTGAGGGCTTGGAAGAAGGCTGCGATGCCGGGGTTTTGAATGTTGGTTGTGGTCATGGGGTGGCCCTCTTATCCGTAAATTGGGTTGCGGACGGGCCGGATCACGGCTTTGCCCGCGCCCGTGCCGCCGAACAAACTTTTCCCGCTGCCGCCCATGCCCGCCATAGCCCCGCCGACGCCGGACAGAATGTCCGCGAACACGCTGCTGCCCGGAGTGACGTCCGCCGCTTGAATGTTCTGCTCTTGCTGCGCAACACCCAAAGACCCGCGCCGTAGGCCGCCGAGGGTGGACAAGGTGTTGCCTGTGTTCGTCACGCTTTGGGCGCGGCCTTCGCCTGCGCGACCGTAAGAAGACAGCGCCGCGAGGGCCTTGACCCGGTCGCGCGCTTCGCCTGCGCCTTTGTTGATGCGGGAATTGATGCTGTTCTGGACTTCTACGGACGCGCCTTCCTGTCCGGGCAACCGAGTGGTGTCCGTGAGAGTTGGCGCGCTGGACGCCAGTTTGTCCAAAAAGGTTTGGGCCGAAACGTCTTTGCTTTCGTCAAACTTTTCGCGCGTAAGGTCGGCGGCAGTTTCGTCGTAGGCTTGGAGCATTTCGCCTTCCATGCTTTTCTGCCGGACGCGTTCCGCTTCACGGGCGCGCTGCGACATTTCGTAGGCTTTTTTGTTTTCGGCGTTCACCCGGTCAACGTAATTGCTTTGGGTGTTGGCCTGCGCAATGCCGCCGACGGTGGACGTGGCAAGACCGATAAGAGAAAGAGAAATGGGATCACACATGGCGGCCTCTTAGATAATGCGGGAACTGCCGGAGCGAGCCGCCGACTTCCCCGGATTGAAATACGCGTCGTAGGTGTCGCGCTCGTCCCGGCCCGCGTTGTAGGAGCCGATGCCGTTGGCTATGCCCCCGAAAATATCGCCCAAAGGATTGTAGGACGGCTGCGCCTTGAACAGCTGGGCGGACCGGGCAAGCGCCCCGTTTGCCGCCATTTCGCTGTCGCCCGTGGCGTTCAGCAAGGACACAAGGCTGGACTTCTCGTTGTTGACGTTGCCTTGCAGGTTCGCGCGGGCGTCGTTGGCTTTAGACAGAGTGGACGCGGATTGGAGGTCGTACTCCCCTAGAAGTTTGCCTTGCTTGTCGCCCGCGATGGACGAATTGAGGGTGCCAGCCCGCGCCAACCCGTAGGTCAGTTGGTCCTTGGCGTCCCCGAACTGCCTGTCAATGTCTGGCTGGTAGAAGCCCAAATACTGGTCGCGGTAGCCGTCAAAAAAGCCGTCGTCAAACTTACCAAATTCCGTGTCGATTTTGGACGTGCCTGCCTTGATGCGGGCCTTACGGGCTTCTTCGTCCGCGCGGGCGCGTTCGGCGTCCTTGAGCATGGCTTTTTGGTAGGACGTGTCTACTTTGGGGGATGATCCAAAAAAGCACATGAGCCGCCTCTTTCATTTGTGTTCGGGCCGCCGCCGGGGTTTTGCCGCTATTGCCGCTTTTGTAGACTTCCGTGTCCAGACGTAACTCACAAAGGTCTGCCCGTTTTTCCCATAATTGTCTAGGGTTTTCTCTGGTCTGGCCCCCAACAACTCCATCCAGCGGTGGGCGGACGTGTGGGTTGCTAGCGACATTGCGTCCGCGCGGATGAAACCGGAATTGAGAAGGGCAGGAAGAATGAATTTTCTGCCGTGCCTAGTCAGGGTCAGCGCGACCTTATCCCAATCGTCGGTCCCGTAAGCCCACATGGACCAAACATTGGGCCACCGTGGGACCGCGCCGATTGCCGCGACGGGCTTGCCGTCCAGATACGCCCCCCACCGGAACGCCCCCGAATGGACCGTGTCGCGCGCGAGGTCTTCGGGGTTTTCGCCGTAGCGGGTCGCAAAGATTTCTTCCCGGTCGCAGGCGCGCAAGTTCTGCGCAATTTCCAGCATATCCGCGAAGCCGGGTTCGGCGCGCAACTCAATGTGGGGGGCCATTAGCTTTCATCCCCCAAATTGTGGTGTAAGGCGATAGACGCCAGCGTGGCGGGGCCAGTGCCGACGGACACCATGCGGACGGCAAGGTGGTTGGCTTCCATGTCAATCGGGACGCGGTTAAGCCCCCACGTCGGACGGTCCAGTGTCGCCACCCTAATCCACGCGGGCGTCGGGTTGGGGTCGTCCACCGTGGCGACCGGGGGTTCCGGGCAGGCATAAACTTCCCACGTCCCGGTGCAGGTCACGTCCATGCCGGACCAGTATTTGGTGACGGAAGGGCGGGTCGCGTCCATGAAGGGGGTTTCGAACACAACCGCCGAGGCGTCATAGTTTTCTGCGGCGGAACCGATTGGGGTGTTCGGGTCGAAGGGGTTTTGCGCGGGGTTGGCAACCGAGCCATACACGAACACTTCTTCGCCGGAACGAACCGCGAGGCGGCTACCTGCCGCCGTGATGTAGTCGATGTTGACGTAAAAGTCGAAGACTGACCACGCCGAAACTTTAGAGTTGGGGAAGGCCGTCAGGACGAACGCTTGCGTCCCCCACACCATCCAGTAGCGCCCCGTAAGGGGGTCAACGACCGCCGCGATTTTGTCGGCTTCCGCTTGGGTCAGTAAAGCGCGCTTCGCTGCGATTAGTTTGTCCACGGGCGCGCCGACGTCGTTGACGGCTGCCGCCGATTGAATGTCGCGGGCGCGCAAAGACCGGATGCCTGTGTCCGACAAGAACAGGACGTCGCCGGAACCGAAACGGGCCACGGCATTGCGCGACACCAAGCCTGTGTTCCCAAGGACTTGCGTGATCTGGGACAAAGCCGGGTCCGGGTCCATCGCCCAAATCTGGACGGACGTGCGCCCGAAGACCGCCAAAGCCCCGTAGTATTCTTCTAGGCCCACCAGTTCGGTTTCGCCCGCGTCTTCGGTGGTGACGTCGATGATGCCGTTGCCTGCGCCGACCGACCAATCCACGGGGTCGCGGACCGCAGAGAATTTTAAGTTTGTGCCGTCCACCGCGTAGAGTTTGGACTTGTGCGCGCGGACGGCTTGCCCCCCGGCGGCGGCGTCGGTGACGATTGCCCCGTCGTAGTAGTGGACGACTTCGCCGTTCGTGAAGCGCACGACGGCGTAGAGTTTGCCCGCGAAGGTCTGGACGTCCAACACCCGGTCCGCAGCCCAAGGACCGGGGACGGCAAGCTGTTCGTAGCGCACGAAAGCGGGCAGGAGTGGCTCAACTGTGGCCGCGTCAGATAGTCCGAAAACGACCAACTCTTTGTTCAAAAACGACAAGCCAACGGTGAGGCCCGCCGGGAGAACGCCGAGTTGGGTCAGGGTTTTACGTTTCTCAATCTCGCCGCCGGACGTGATTACCGCGTTCGTGAGGTCGCGCAACGTCCCCGCCGGGGCCGTTATGTTGGATTTGCGCAGGTCCACGCCCGAAGCGAAGTCGTCTATTTGAAGCGTCGGCATGGTGCGCCTTTCGGATTAGGACGTGCGGAAACGCTGACCGCCGGGGGTGCGCCCGGACGTGCCGTTGTTCGGGACCGTGATGTTGCTGTTGGGGGACGAAGTGCGCTGCCTCATGCTGTCCATGCGGGCCTGCGCCTTCTGAATTTTGATCGGCGCGTCTTCGGACTTCTGGCGCGCCAACAGTTCGGCGGCGCATTGCAAGACGACGACGGGGCCGTCCACCGTGGACCTGTCCGTGTCCGGGTTCACCAGCGGCATAAGTTTCCGCTTGCCTTCAAAGCGCAAGACGACTTCACGGTCCGGCAAGGGCCAGACTTCGGCCATGTTCACGTTGATTTCTTCGGCTGCCAAGGACAGGTAGTTCTGCCAGCGGACCGGGCTTTCGCGGCGTTCGTCCGCGTCACTGTCCACGTCGTTCAACTCTGCCGCGCCGACGCCATAAGCCAACGGAACCCAATCCCCGTTGGGGGCTTTTTGGTACACGTTGCGGACGCCTTCGAAGTCAAAGGCGGCAGGATACGCAACGTACCGTTGGCCCGCAAAGATCGTCACGCTCTGGGTGACGTTCAAGTTGGGCCAGTCGAAGTTGTGGTAAACGTCTTCTTGAACACGCCGCAGGAGTGCGATGTGTTTGGGTTGTAGGTGGCTGCCGTGCGCGACGTCCGGGCTAATGCCCGCCTCTTGGCGCAGTTCGGTTAGCATGTCCGCGAGGGTCATTAGGCGCACGGCAGTCTCCTAGATTAGTCGGGCAGGTCGGCCAAGGACGGCACGGCGGCGTCCGGGGCGGGGGCTGTGGCGGCGGCCTTTGGAGCGCGGCTGCGGATTTTGGCCGTGGCTTCGGCGGCGGCGGCGCGGCCTGCGTCGATTTCTTCCTGCGTCGGCAGGGTGTCGTCCGCAAGCTGCATCATGGCCGAGTTGCCAACGGTCGGGAAAACCTTGCCGACGACGTCCCCGTACATCAAGGACAGGCGGGTCATTTCTTCCGCGATGGTCCGTTCAACGAAGCCGACGGACACGACGGTGTGGACGTTCTCTGCGCCGCCGTGAAGCGCCGCGAGGACAAGGCTTTCCGGGAACGTCATTTGGGTGTCTTGGCCTTTGGCGACGACGTTGTCGGGGGAGCCGGACAGGTTGATGTAGGCGGTTACGAGTTGGATTTTAGGCACGGTATCATCCTTGTGCTGGAAGGGGAATGCGCCCCCGGCAGAACCGGGGGCGCAAGGGGTTAGGCAATGTCGATTACCAAGCCGCCGTTCAGTTTCTTGGCGACGACCTGCCCGGTGTTTGTGATAGAGCGATACATCACAAACTGGTCAGCCGGACGCGCGGGGGAGTGCGTCTTGCGCCATTCCTGTTCCATTTTCATCAAGAAAATGTCGCGGCTGTCGAACCAGTAGCCGCGCTTGGCGAGGCCAAGATCGTCCAAGGTTGGGTCGTACATGACGGTGGTGCCGTCAAACAGCATCGGACCCATCGCCCCGTCTTTCGAGCCTTTGAAGCCCGATTGGGTGTAGGTGCCGTTGGCCCGCATTTCGATTTCCAAGGCCCCGATAAAATCGGACCCTGCAAGGAAAACGTCGGGTCGGCTGCCGTAACGGCGAAGCTGCCGTTGTTCGACTTGCAGCACTTGCCACAGTGCGCCGCCGTTGGTGGGGCTGGACGTTACCGCCCCGCCGCCGTGGACGGACAGTGCCGGAGTTGTGCCGACGGCTACGCCGAAGGCTGCCGTCCGGGCGCGGTTGCGCAGGTAGGCGTTGGCCGCAGTCGCGCGGTTCTTGCCGCCCACGGTGCCAATCGAAGGATTGGCAACGAGGAAGTGGCGCAAGCCGTGCATCCCTTTGGCGTCCGCCGTGCCGTCACCCCAATAGATGGAGTTCGAGGAACGACCGTACTGTTCGCCCAAGTCGGCCAGCTTATCTTCAAACATGTTGATAAGGGCCGTCTTCTCACGTCCAGAGTGGTTGGACGTGGACGCCGAAGTGTTGCTGTCGGACACCGAAATGCCGTCATGCTTCAATTCGGTCAGGGTCAGCGAAATACCCAAGTGCAGTTCGCGCCATTTGAACGCCAGCACCGCGAGGTTCGCCGGGTTGTAGAACGACACGGTGTCGTCGTAATCGAAGCCTTTGAGGCCGTCGTTCACGCCTTCAGCGCCGTAGGCGGGCTTAACCCGGACTTCGATGTTACCCTTGCCACCGGGGAAAGTTTTTGCTTTGCTTTCCATCATGTTGACAAGAGGGCGTTCTTGAATGACCTGCGCGAACGCGGGGTCTTTGTTCAAGTAATAATCAAGCGCGGCGTCCGCGATGAATTGGATTTGGTTTGCGGCTAGTGGCATGGTGGCCTCTTAAACTTAGCCCCGTGTTGCGCTTTCAAAGGCCCGTCCGATTGCATCCTGCAAACTGGTTGGACTGGCCTTCACGCCGGAGCGATTAACAGACGTGTTGCCGTTCGGGGTGGGCCGTGTTGGCGCTCTGCTTGGTTGCACCCGGCGGACCAAAGCGGTGGCTTCGTTGTGCGCAAGCTGCGCAAACTCAACCGCCTCTTGTGGCGTCCGTGGGTGTCCGCGCTCTGCGACAATGGCCTGTGCCGTCCGCTTCATCACGTCCAGTTTGAGTTCAAAGTCCGGGTCCGATTGCGCAGTTTGCTGGTGCCAGTTAGCGACGGCTTGGTGGACGGCTGCGCGGGTCTGTGCCGCCGCCTGACTGTCCGCCTGCGTGGTTGCGCGGTGGGCGTGGGTGGTAGCCACGTCGCGTTCGAAACGAACCCGTGCTAGTTCCCGCGCCGCTTCCTCTGTCATTTCCCCGCTGTCCACACGCCCCGAAAGGTCTTGTGGGACGGCTGCCCCGATTGCCTCAAGGGCCATTCGCATCGTGGGGTTGACGCGGTCCACAAACGCTTTGAGGCGTTTAGGATCGCCGGACTGCAAGTCTGCGCCGAGTTTTAGCAACTCGACAACATGGTCGTCCGTGAGGCTTTCCCGGTCCATGAATGTCCGCAACTGGCGGTAATTCGTGGCGTCGGGCTGCAACTCTGTCACTTGTTGGCGCAAGACCTTACTTTGGCCTGCAAGTTTCTGGATACGATTGCGCGCGTTTGGCGTCATTGCCGCCAGTTCTTCTTTCGAAGGTTCCGCGTCGTCGTCCCCGTCCGCCTGCTTCTGCGTTTCGGAACCGGCTTCGTCCCCGGTGCTTGTGGACTTGCCGTCTTCTTCGGACTGACCGTCTGCTTCTTCGTCGGCTTCCCCACCCTGACCGTCGCCTTCGGCGGGGGTTTTAGTGGTTGCGTCGAAAGCTGCGGCAATGGCGTCGGCCATGCTTTTAGGTTGGTCGTCGGTTGAGGGTTCATCCGTCGCGCTGGACGAGGCGTCGATTGCGTCCGTGCTGCTGGACGAGACAGCGGTTTGATCGTCCGAGGCGGCAACTGGCGAGGCTACCTTGTCGTGTTCGCCGTTGAGGTCGTCGGGCATGTGCGTCCTTCGCTGTCCTAGAAACTCTGGTTGGGAATTTACGCCGGACGTGTCTGCTTCGGCAAGACAAATCGTCTACAAAACACACAAAAACACCCCCCGGACGTGGCCGAGGGGTGCATTTTTGTCTGCCTTGTCAACGATTTGGCGCTAGAAGTTGTTTCCGGCGGACGCGGCGTCCATCGGTGGGCGTCCGGGTGGACGTGGCGCAGCGTTCACTTGGGCGGGTTCGGTGGACGGGGCGTTGTTCGCGCCCTGCGCACCCTGCGCGTTCGGATCGTTCTGCGGATCGGTGCCGCCGGGGCCCGCGCCCATTTGGCCTTTCATGGCGTTCATCATCATAATGGACGGGACGCCGGGGGCGAAGGCGTCCGTCAGGTCCAGCTTGTCGTCCATGCGCCGCAGCATTTCTTTGCCCATAAATTCCGGCGAGATACCGGGGATTTGCATGAGCATCGGGAAAATCGCTTGGGCGACTTGGACTTCTTGGGCCTTGTTCGGACGGCCTGTGGACGCGGCTTCTACGTCCAGATAGATTTCGCGGGCGATTTCGTCCCGGCGGGCTTCGGGCCAGACTGCGCCGGGACCGACGACTTCCATGACGCGCTCTTGCGAACACTCCATGAAAAGGACTTGGCCTGCGGCGCGGGCCAGTTCCGTCAGAAACTCGTCCAAATCGTCAACGACGGCGGACACGGACGACACGCGAGAGCCTTCCGCGATGGACGCTTCTGTGGCTGTCGCGCCGGACGTGCCGCCGAGGTTGGCTTCCTGTTGGCCGAGGGCGCGCAAATAGTCTTCGTAAGCCGCGTTGGTTTCGTAAAGGCGCGGGTCGATAGGTGGGCCAGAGTGAGATTGCAGCACCGCCTTGATGTCTTCCTGCGGCTGCAAGCCTTCCAGTTCGAAGACCGCGTGGGGGACCGGGCTTGCAATCGCGTCTTTGTCCGACACGGACAGGACACCTTTGCGGACGAAGGTTTTGGGCATGGCCGCGCGGCGGTGTTCGCGCAAACCCTGCCGAGAGCGGTTGATTTCCATTTGCTGGTCGCGCATCAGCGACACGTCCGAAGGCGGGAACACTGTGTCTTCCGAATAGAGTTCGTTCACGACGAACGGGAACCACGGGAAGAACCGTTCCAGCCGGACGTCAGGGGCCGAGGGTTCCACCAGAAAGTCGGGGTATCCGTCGCACACCACATAGACCATGCCGTCGGTGCGGTTGTAGATTTCCCAAACACAATGGAAGCTGTCGGCCTTATTCTTCCCGTGGGAATCGCGGGGAGTGAAAGCCCCGGAGCGCGCGCGGTCGTAGCTGCGCGGCCCGGTGCTGCCCGTGGCTTCGGCCACGTCCACCGAATAGATTTCTTTGATCCGGTCGGACGTCAGGAAGTATTCTTCGGCCACCCATTCGCTGCCGACGAAACCGCGAAGCTGTTGGCAGTTGGTGTCCGGGATGATTGCTGTCGAGTGCGGGAAGTTTAGCGTCAAGCCTTCGCGGACCGTGACCATATCGGTTGCGGTCAAGGCTTGGAGCGCCAACCGGAGTTGTTCGGTCTTGGCTTCGTGTTCGTCAATCTCGCCGTCGGACACGTCTGCGGACAGCCGTTCGACCGTGGCAAGCTGTTGCTGGAACGTGTCGATTTGGGCGTCCACGTCTGGCGGGTACGCCATGACGCGTTGCCAGCCGAGTTTGACATAGCCCACGCCCGTCGTCAGGCCGCGCCGGACGACGTTCTTCATTTGGACCTTGAACGGCACGGGTTGTTCGTCAATCTCGTGTTCAAACATGAGTTCGAGGGTCCGGGCCATGTTGGTCAGGCGTTGGTTTTCCTGCATGGTTTGGAGCGCGTCCTGCACGATCATGCCGGGGGTGGGGTCGGCTTGCCCCATCGGGTCCATCGACATTGCTTGCATAGCGGCTTGAAGGGTTTGGCTGGACCCGTCCCAAATCTTGGACAACAGGCGCGTCTTGCGCCGGGAAATGATCTTCGGGTTCTTGCCGTAGATGGACGCCGTCCGGGTCTGGATATGGCGCAGGGTGATGTTGGCGACGTAGCGTTTGCTGCTTTCGTCCAAGAAGTTTTCGTCGCCGGGAAGGCCGAAGCCGTCCTGCCATTGGCGTCCGGCGGCGAAGGCCATGTCCCGGCGCATCTGCGCAAAGCCGCGTGCGTCCCAGAAGGAACGGGCTTCCGTGACTTGGGCGGCCCATTCTTTGACAAGGGCCGCGCGGTTCTCTTTTGGGTTCGGAACGCCACGGGTTACGTTGGACAGGGCGTCCTGCACGTCCTCTTGGGTGCCGTCGATGGTGGTATTTGCGTCGTCCATGGGGTTTCCTTTCACCAGCCAGTGGCTTGTTTTTCGCGGCGGTTAGCGGCTTCTTGGCGTTTGATTTGGTCAAACATGGCGCGGAACGTCCCGGCGCGGGACGGGGACGCCGTGGGGTTGTGACTGGCCGTCAGTTGGTGGGCGAGGCCAAGGCCGATGTAGGCAAGGGCGTCCACAAAATCGTCGTGCGCGCCGTTGGGGAATTTCAGAAGTTGGTCGCGGGCGTTCGGCCACCACGTCGCGTAAGCCGGGAAGAAGACCTTGCCCATCGCCATGCGGCCTTGGATGGACTGCGCGCGGCTTTGCTTGTCGGACGTCGGCGTGACTTCGATGATCGCGCAATAGACCTTTTCTTCCTGCATCCGTTTGCGCAGAAACGGCCCGATGGACTTGGTGATCTGGCCGCGTTCGGCCCACCAGTAGACGGGGTTGCGCGTCCGCATAAGGTTCAGCATGGCGTCCGCGACGACGTCGGCGGGGGCGTGTTGCCACCACACGTCCGGCAGGACATAGATGTTGTCCTTGTCGTCCACCCCGATAGGCACCAGCGCCGTCTTGTCGCGGGCTTGGTTTGTGGACACCGCGTGGTCGGACGCGATGTAGATGCGCAGGTTCTTCGGCAGTTCGTCCGGGCGGTAGGTGTTTATCCATTCGGACCGGAAGAACGCGCCCTGCCCCGCCGAGGGACGGCCTTGGTAGAGGGCTTGGAAGCCGCGCGGGTCCAGTCGTTGTTGGGCCAGAAGAAACGGCACGGGGAAGCGTTCCGGCCAAAGGGCTTCGCCGGGGTTGCGTCCGAGGGGGTCGGGGGTGCCGTCGTCGAAGGCCAGCGCAGGCAGGTCAACGACCGTCCACAGCTTGGCTTCGTCGGGGTCGTAAAACGGGTTCATGGGGTCCGTCAGGCGGCCCACCAGATCGTCTTCATGCCAGCGGGTATTGTGGCTTACTAGGCCATTGGCGATGAAATTGGCCGTGCCTTCGACTTCAATGTCGAAGACTTCGGCTTGCCCTGCGGGTGTGACGCTTTCAACTTCGTCATGGATTGCGCTCAAGGTAGGCAGCGGCGTTCCGTAGGACGTCGGGTCGTTTTCCGTAGCCGACAGCGAGGTTGCAGTCGTTGCAGAGTAGGCCCCGGACGTGTCCGCCGTCGTGGCAGTGATCCACGCACAACTTGCCCGCCCAATGGCTTCGAGTGTTTGCAGCGGAAGGGGGTTCCCCGCAGACCGCGCAAACGCCGCCTTGTGCAGCGAGCAGGCTTTCATAGTCGCCAAGGCTAATTCCATAGCGGTGTTTAAGGTGCGCTTCGCGTCTTGCGCGTTGGTTGACAGAAGGTGGACGAACGCCCCTAGCCCATCGGTCTTTGTTGTAGTGGCTTGAGCAGAAGCCTTTGCAACTGACGGGCTTGTCGCAGCCGTCAGCCTTACAGCTTGCGTTTCGGTGCTGTCCCCAATGACCCGGAGGATGCGACTTCCCTGTTTTAGCGTAGCCGTTCGCTGCCATTTTAGCCCCGTTTCGGTATCCACAAGGAACGGATGCCTTGCGTTTGCCCGGACAGTGATGCCTGATTTCATCTTGATTGCAAATATGCTATCAAGACCTTGTGGCGCGAATTTCTTGACCTTGGTCGCTACGACACCGAAGGGGGTGTACGACGCGACCATGTCGCCGGGGCGGATTTCTGCGAGAGGGGTTTCCGTGCCGTCGGGGCGCAGAACGGGGGTGTCCCCTGTCATGCACTGGATAAGAATTACCCACGCTTCGGACGTCATTTGGCGGGTCATAATGACCTGCGTAAACCACGTCCAAAGCTGGTCGCGGATCAACTTACTGTCGGCTTCCTTCCGGTCTTTAATCGGGTCGTCTATGACTATCCCGTGACCGCCCCTTCCGGTGATCGTACCGCCGCGCCCGACGAACGAAAGCTGGCCCCCCTTTGTGGTTTCCAACCGTTGCGCTGCTTCGGAGCCGTCTTTCAGTTGATGGAGCGGGAAAACCAGTTTGTGTTCGGGCGATTGGATTTTGTCCCGCACAGCCCGCCCAACGTCGGCGGCAAAAGTCTCGTTGTATGTGCCAAAGATGAGCGACAATTCGGGGAACTTGGCCGAAAACCACGCGAGGAAATCCTTTGATGCAAGCTGCGTTTTACCGTGGCGCGGGCCGAGGTTGAGGATCACCCGGCGGCTGCGGCCTTCCATAAGGTCTTGCAGCTTGCGGGCGATAAGTTCGTGGTGCCGTCCGGTGTGGTAGCGCGTCCGGGGGTTCGCGGACGGGTCCGTGCTGTCCGGCATGGTGATCCGGGAGTAATCCAAGATATTATCCGCC